ACTTTAATGATTTCTGTGATTGGTTTGCTAATCTATTCAAGCATCTGTGATATAAAAATATAGTGATATAAACTTAAAAAGGGGGTTGACAGCTCCCTTTTTTTATGTTACTATAATATCAAACATAATGGAGATATACTATGACATACAACCTTGATATGCAGACCAATGATGCTATTACTAGCCGTCTGGCTTCTATTGTGCGGCGTGCAAATATGTTCAATCACGACCGAGACGATATCTTAGAAGAGATATCATACTTTGTACAAACTCTACAAGTCAATGCCGCACAGGTAGAAAAACGTATGATAAGCGAGGCAGTATAATGGACGAGAATCGTGATGCATGGCGACTTCAGAACCTTGAAGATATGGTAGAGAAATCTAAAGACACACCAAACTATTATATGTGGTTCAATAAGCTTGAAGAGTTCAAGCGGTTACTAAAACGTGAGGTCAATCCGTGAATATTTTTATCTTGGATAACAATCCTATTAAGGCTGCTCAGTTACAATGTGACAAGCATGTTGTAAAGATGATTGTCGAGTCTGCCCAAATGCTTTCAACAGCACACCGTCTACTCGATGGTGTTGTCAGTGTTGGTGTATCTAAATCTGGTCGTAAAGCTAAACAGTGGTTTCATCCTAAGCATGATGATCTATTGTACAAAGCTGTACATATGGGTCACCCGTGTACTGTATGGACTATGGAATCTGTTGCTAACTATATTTGGCACTATGATCACTTTATGTCTTTGTGCTATGAGTATCAATATCGTTACGGTAAAGTTCATGCTACACAAACTAGACTTGAAGATGTTCTTTCTATACCACCTAGAAACATACCAATGCATGGTCTTACACCATTCAGGCTAGCTATGGGCGCAGCACCAGAGTGTCTTGATGAATCTAACCCAGTAATATCTTATCGTAAGTTCTATCAAACAAAACAAGCAAGGTTCAAGATGGCTTGGACCAAACGTGAAGTACCTGACTGGTTTCAAATTGCATAAAAAAATCATTTATTTTTAAAATAAGTGTTGACATTTGATTTTAGATGGTATATTATATAAGAATAGAGAAAACAAAAGAAAGAGATTTATATTATGACAAACTATCCAAAGCCTGTAATGCGGGACTACCAAAAAGAGTACATCTATAATCCTATAATGGACGTGATGGCTGATCGTATCTCTACGCATCGCAAATCCAAATCTTTGCTAAAATTCTTAGCACTTAGCACAAGTTCTGGTAAAACTTTTACCGCATGTAACTTTGTTGTGCCTGCTATCGTAGAGATGGGTTGTGATGTTATATACACGGTTCCTAACTGTGCCTCTATCGAAGAGGTAACAGAAGAGTTAAAACTACAATTGCCAGACCATCTGGTGTGGGGCGATAAAAGCCTGTTCGGTGGGAACTTCGAAGTTCCTAAGCTGAAGACTGGTCAACAAATGGTGGCTGTGATGCATCCAACAGTTTGTAGCAGCGGCGACAATCGGGAGATAATTGCTGATTTGTGCAAAGACCGTAAAGTTGTTTTCATTTCAGATGAAGCGCACTTGGGTTTAACCTGTCCAGATGCAGAGTATACTCGTATGGCTTTTGGTGGCTACAATGCTAAGCATGAGGCCAACTGGTTTGATGCTATCGTTAGTTTTGAAACAGTTGCTTGGTTTATGATTTCTGCCACACCTCGGGCTCCAGTGTTTGTGTGTGAAGATACGTATGATATAATATCCGAGTATTATGATCGTGAGGTTCTATGTGCTTCACAGAAAGCTATCAAGAAAGTTGTTTTCTATACCGATGACAGCGCAGCATACAATAACTGCTCTAAAAACAAGCGTAATGAAGCCGACGATATAATACGTGAATTGGATTGTGCTGAAATTTCGAATGATAGCATTTCTGTATGCCCGAATAATTTTACTCAACTCAATGCAAATCTTGTCAACGGATTTAAAGATGAAGTTGATTGGCTGAATATGGTCACCAAAGAGTTTGATTTGCCTGCTACTAAACCAGCAGGTATTATCCAAACAAACGGAGACAAAGCGCATCAGATATACCATTCTCTAGGCGTGATGGGTATGTTTCCGGTAATTACTACGACCCGAGATAAGCAGGTATATGGCTTTGCAAAGCCCAACTATCAGCATGAATTTAATAAAGATAAGCCAAACTCTGCACAAGCTATCAGTTTTGTTGGCAATTACTCGAATGAGTATAATGTTCTGGTTGCCAATAAAATCGTCGGCGAAGCTGTTAATTTGCGTAATGCTAACTTTCTTGTGAGTGATCACTACCGTGACAGCTGTAATGATACTGATATTACCACTACTGTTGAGCAGTTGCTTGGTCGGGTGATTCGTTGGCCAGATGTTGAAGGCATCAATAACTGGAAAGACGCTATTGAATATCGTGAGGCACGTATCGCTGATGGTGTTCCTCGTGACGTAATGGATCGCTGGATTGATATTGTTTTTAAATATGAAGTGCACATGGCTTACAGCCCAATCAATGCAGCTGGAGTTAAAAAATTCTTATCAAAACACACCTTTGGGACAGTCGAGTGGGCAAATTATCTGAAACGTTTTGATGTTATAAGCCGTGCTAGATATGGTACTAAGGGTACTAAGACTCCTTGGTCACAAGAAGGCACTCAGGAGTACAAGGCATATCGTGATGATAATCCACACTGCGAGATTTGTCCTCGTACATCAAATGGTATTCCAGCATGTGAGGCATCTTACGCTGGTCGAATCCCAGAGAACCACATTCTCGAAAGAAATGAGGTTCACCACATAGACGGAGATCACTCCAACAATGATTTGTCAAATCTAGTGACTGTTTGTCCAGTAGTGCACTATTCCATCTCTGTGGAAGAAAGGCATTTTATCAATAAGCAGTATAGAAATGCTGCTTAAATGTCACACTTTCTTTTGATTTGATAATAAATGCGTTTGCCATCAAAATAAGTCTTTACATTTGATTCTATATGATGTATATTGATTGTATAGAGAAAACAAAAGAGAAAGTTATTTAGATGGCATACGTTTCACAAGCAGACAAAGCAGAATTAGTACCAGCAATCAAAGCCGTAATGAAAAAATACGACATGAAATGTTCTATTTCAGTTCGTCATCATTCGACACTTGTTGTTACTGTAAAATCAGGCGCTATTGATTTCAGCGAACATTTAGAATCTGCCAAAGCTTGGGCAAATGATTATATTGAAGTTAACACTTACTGGATCAATGATCATTACAAAGGCATCATACGCAACTTCTTACTAGAACTTAAAGACGCTATGGAAGGCCCTGGCTTCTATAACAACGATGATGTGATGACAGACTACTTCAACCGTAGTCACTATGTTGATATCAATATCGGGCAGTGGGGCAAGCCTTACGTTCATGTTAAAGGCACAAAAATCAATGTGTCTAACATGGATATCGTAGCCGATCGCAGCAAACCAGCTTACATAGTTGATTGTGCTGCATAAAATAGTTTGTAATTATTTAAAATAGTTCTTGACAACTCCATTTTAATATGCTATAAAGATTGTATAGAGAGAAAACAAGAGGTACTAAAATGACAAAAACAAATATCGTAATCAACTTCGACAAATCAATCCGCACTGCTACGCTTTCCATGGCTAACTGGAATGCAAATAATACAATCAACTGGGATTTCGTTGAAGCTGACGTTTGGATGGATCTCAGCAAATGGTATGATCGCTCTGATATTGATGCTATTATGAAATCCGATTTTGATGCCTATGCTGAAGAAACTGAAGACTGGATGAAAAACTGTAGTGTCACTACTTTTGAAGAATTCGAATGCTTAACTTATGTGGGGTTATCGTAATGACATTTAGAATCCCCGCATTTTGTGAACTTGAAATGAGTTTTGAAGAAGCCAAGGACACTCTAACTTTTCATGGCGACTTGCTTGCTGGTCTGAAACACGTTGACGATATGTGGAAAAGCCACTGTGAGTGCCCCGAATACACTAGCGATACTGAGTTCTATGAAAACTGGATCTACGAAGTTAATGCTTACAACGTAGTTGTCGAAACAATGAAACCCCTTTTCGTTTAAGGAAATATATTATGATCTATACTTTTGCAGATGAATTGATTTCTGATCTTCACAAAGATGCTCACGGCATGCGCCCTTCTGCAGCCTTTATGGACGCTTGGTTGTTTGACTCCGATGATGGCAAGCAAGCCACATGGGACTATCTTGTTATGGTGATGAAAGAGTCGCAGGAACAAGAAAAAGATGCTGAGGCTCAAGCCCTGCTAGTGTTCAAAGACAAGCTTAGAAATATTATGGCTGACTATGGTTATGCCTGGAAGCAAGCGCTCCGTAAATGGTTTCTTGAGACCAAACGGGGAAATGATATTGAAGAGTTTTTGTGGGAGCAAGGCTTATCGTATGATAAAATCCATGAGATCACAGGGTGTTATTTTGAAAGAGTGGACAGGTAAATAAATATCTTCTGTTATAAATAACTAAAAGTTTTCTAAAAGGTTATATATGTTAAGCTTTAAGAGGTTTATAACAGAGCAGGAGAATACCGTGGTTTGGTCAGATTTAAAACACGTTGATTTGACCAAAAGAAACGGAGAAAGACTGCAGCGTTTTTTACAGATGGTAAAAGATCAAGCAGAGTTCTTTACCAAAAAGGGCGTTATAAAAATTAATAAGAATGAATATGAAAGGCTCTCTGTTGAGATGCCTTCAAAAGGCTATAGCACTACTATTAAAGCTGGTTCATTTAATTTAAAATACCCTGCCGACTTTTATAAAACTCCTGAATTTGGTGGTAAAGGTAAAGGCGCAGGCACAGCTAAAGAGGACTACGAACTAAATTCTTTACAAAAACAGATTGCTGCTGAGAAAATAAGAATTGGGCAACAAGAACTTAATATAAAAGTTGGTAGAACTATTTACAAAGTTACTGATGCCGAATCTACTCCTGGTACACCTAAATCAGATTTTCATTTAATTGATGCGACTGGAAAAGAAGTTGTTTGGATCTCTCACAAGGTAGGTAGTAAGCCATCTGATGTGCAACAATGGGGAGGTATTTCAGATAGAAAAGAACCTCAAGTATATAATCACACAGAAACACAAAAATTTATTAAAGATCTAAAGGCAAACTGGCCAGATGGATTACCGCCTGCTCACTCTTTCTATAGAAAGATTAGTGATTCGAAACTAAAGTTTAAATCTGTATATGGTCAAGACTATGGTGGGGCATATGGTCGTCAAAATGTATCTGTACTACTTCAAGGTCCAGTAAAGCTAGTTAAAGCTGGAAAACACTACACACTTGGCGCAAATCATGTTCATTTAAATGGGGAAAGCTTTGATGACACGCCATACGAAGCTGTGTTTGCTGCAATATTTAAAGGCGATAGAAGTGACGCTGGAGTAAAAGGTACCCGTATTGTTATTATGTCTATAACTGGTCGTAAATTTAAAGACGGAATGTAAAAATAGTTCTTGACATTTGATTGTAGACATGTTATTATATATTATAATGAAAACAAATGAAAGAGATTTATATTATGGCTCACGAAATTGAAATGATTAACGGCGTTGCTCAAATGGCTTATGCAGGCGAAACACCTTGGCATGGCTTGGGTGCTCAAGTATCAAATGAACTGTCACCAGCACAGATGATGGAAAAAGCTGGCCTTAACTGGGAAGTTAAGAAAAAATCACTAGCATACGAAACTACATCAGGCGATTCGATTGTTGTTCCAGGCAAGCAAGCCTTGGTTCGCTCTTCTGATGAAAAGCTACTAGATATCGTTGGCGATGATTGGAATCCAGTACAGAACGCTGAAGCTTTTGAGTTCTTCTCTGAGTATGTTCTTGCTGGTGATATGGAAATGAACACAGCAGGCTCATTGAAAGGTGGCAAAAATGTTTTCGCACTGGCTAAAGTCAAAGAATCATTCACAATATTGGGTGATGATCAAGTGGATAGCTATCTTTTGTTTAGCAATCCCCATCAGTACGGTAAGTGTATTGATGTACGATTCACACCTATTCGTGTAGTATGCAATAACACTTTAACTATGTCGTTGAACGAATCATCAAGAAACTCAGTTAAGATGAATCACCGTTCAGTCTTTGATGCTGATGCTGTTAAAACCACAATGGGTATCGCTCATGAGAAGTTTGCTCAGTACAAAGAAATGGCTGAGTTCTTGTCTACCAAAAAGTTCTCGGTAGAAAACTTGATCTCGTACTACAACGATGTGTTCCCATTTACTCACAAAGCAAATGAGCAGATTACTAAAGTTGAAGACTTGTCCAAGAATGCTAAAGAAGCAATGGCACTTCTTGAAACACAACCTGGAGCAGAGTTTGGAGCTGGTACCTGGTGGCAAGCGCTTAACTCAGTGACATATTTGACTGATCACGTGATGGGTCGCTCATCTGATGCTCGTATGGAGTCAGCATGGTTCGGTGTTAACCAGACTCGCAAAATGAAAGCTGTTAATAAAGCTGTTGCATATGCGACGGCTTCATAATGAGACAAACATTTGCTAACAGAGCAATAATAACTAATACTTTAACCGAGCAATCGGTTGAAGTTGAAGCAGATAACATGAGAGAAAACCAATCATTTGATGCGTATGTTGTGACAAATAAAATTCGTATGCGCTGGAATGGAAAAATATATGTCGGTAATGCTCATGGTATGGAATTTACTTCATATGGGCCTAAAGAATATAAAACGAGATAATGAAAATGAATATTAACTACAAGTTCAACGAAAAACAATACATTGAAGAGTTCCAAGCATATATTGATAAGACTTATGATGGCCATTACTCAAGTAACCAGTTCCAATCTACCGAAGTTATTATAGACCGAGGTCATGGAACTGGATTCTGTATGGGTAATGTAGACAAGTATTCTAACCGCTATGGTAAGAAAGGCTCTAAAGAAGATGCTAGGAAAGATTTAATGAAGATCCTTCACTATGCATTGATTCAGTTACACATTCATGATAACGATCTATAATGAAAAGATATGAAAAAATAGGCGGTTACTTCTTTTTGATTGCATTAATTGCAATTGGCATATGGTGGAAGTATTCGTTACTCAGTATAGTATTGTATCATTTATGATACACCAAAATATATTTGCTAAAGGGGTTTACTTTTGACTCCCTTTAGTTTAATATATACTATGTAAACGTTGAAGCAACGTGGACACATTCTGGACCTGGGGGCGGTACCCAGCAGCTCCACCATAAAGGCATTATGTGTCTTTTTGATGGGGCTGAAATAGGATCGACAGGTGTGAATATGAACGTGGAGTTTACCGGATGACTGCGTAATTGGTCAAAACTACTAAATGCAAACGATAACTTTGCTCCTACAGGTTACGCACTAGCTGCATAATGCTGATGGGTTGGCAACTTACCTTGAAACAGAAAAGTTGCACTTAATCTCAACATAGGAACTAATAATGAAAAACGTACTTCTTACTTCGGCTGCTATCGTAGCTTTTGCTTCTGCTGCTTCTGCATTTGAAATCGCCCCTGGTCTGTCAGCTGGTGCTGATGTAGCCACAAGCTACACTGTTGATGCAAAGGATTTGACTACAACACTCACACCAACTCTAAGCTATAACTGGGATGCAATCTCTCTTAGCGCTTCTACTGATCTATCAGTGTGGAACAATGGCTGGGCTGGGCATCAAATGTTTGACGTAAAACCAACTATTGATTTTGAAGCCATTCTTGCTGCTCAAGATGATCTTGAACTAAAAGCTGCAACAACTTATGACATGGAAGCCAAAAACCGTGGTGAAATCACGTTGACTGCTACACTAAGTTTCTAATATATACTAATAGGGTTGCTACTTAATAAGCACGGGAGGGGTCACGGTTAGCCCCTCATTTTTATATTTTATTATCAGTGTAACATAAAAAAAGGAAGATGTCAACACTTATTTTTTGACAAAATGATGTCAAATTATTAAGCTATGTCAAGCCTTTGACAGCTAACATTTTTTAAGGTTGCTATATAAATAATAAGTAATTGAAAATAGGAACTCTCATATGATATGGCGTATAGGTCTTTTTCTGACTATAGCTTTGATGGCAACCGCAATATGGGTGCTAATAGCTTCTGCTGATCCGATTGAAACTGATAATACTAATACCAGTACAGTTGATTCGACAAGCAACTCGACTACAACTGTCTATTCACCACCACCTTCGGCTATAGCACCATCTATCAATACAGCAAACTCTGATCTATGTACTGTTGGTGTATCTGGTGCTGTACAGACACAGATCCTTGGCATCTCTGCTGGTAAAACTGTAAGAGATATGAACTGCGAAAAGTTAAAAAATGCCAAGACTTTATACGATATGGGCATGAAAGTTGCAGCTGTGTCTGTGATGTGTCAAGATGAAAGAGTCTTTAATGCCATGATGAATGCAGGGACACCTTGCCCGTATGATGGTAAGATCGGAGCCGAAGCTAAACTTGGTTGGCAGAATCATAAAGATGCTATACCCGCAAAAAAGAAGTTAAAAATATTAGGAGATATGGATGCAGATACCAAGAGCACCGTTTTTGGCGGTGGCATTGTGGGCAGCCTCTTACTCTTATTGCTACTCTGATATAATCACATCTTTTGGTGCAACCAGTAATGCTGCAGACATGGGTCTTCAGTGGTCAATGGGCAATACTTTGCCTGATGCCTCACAGCCTAATATTACAGTAAAGGTAAATGGTTTAATCTATCAATATACTATAACAAAAGATGTGAATGATGCTGCCATTGTTACCGTAGCAAATGAAGATGCTATTAACGGTGGTAATCTATTTCAAGAACAAGACAACTGGTCTGGTGTTCCAGGCAACTCGATCAAAAAAGTATTTACATTTGCTGGTGTTGATTCGACTCGTTGGGGAGATGGTTCAATAACAGTTGACGGTACTGGTACTATATCAAATGCCCGTGTTGTCTATACCTATCGTATGGATGTAGATGATAATATGATATCGTGTATCGTACCACTCAGTTCTCCTACTTGTCCTGGATTCTATGCTGCACTACTTGATTATTTTAAGACAATAGAGTATGTGCAAGAGGA